ATCCTCAATTTCCATTCTTACAAGATCGTTTCTTTTTTGTAACCGGATAAATATTTTTGAACCACACGGACTGTACTTGACCGCATTATCCAGAACGTTGATCACAGCTTCACCAAGCCACCTTTTATCCTGCAGTATTCATCATACCAATGATATGTAGACGCTTTGGGACAGAGAAACTTAGGCCATTGTAGGCTAATGTTGCTTTCGTATCTCTATAATCTGCCTCAATTAACATGAGTAACTCACCAAAGATCTTACTCATATTTCCACGGTTGATCTCATCAATGATACCGGGCAAATTAAATGTCGTATTCGGTGTTTGCGCTTGCAAAGCTCCCGGTTGTGATGGCTGTAATTTATTCTCCATCTTTTTTCTGCCCTCCATAATAATTGTTCGTAATGCTATCGACATGCTGAATGAAGCTATTGTTATTTCCAGTTACGTTGAAATTAAAAACCATTTGCTGTTTAGATTTTTCTTTGTTCTGATGAGGATCTTCACAGTCCGCTTCAACTATGACATCTTCTGGTGAGCCATTAGCATCATTCTCAGCTATGTCACAATCTTCAAGCTGAATGTATCTGAGTTTGATATCTACTGGCCAATCGGCACCAATATCTCCTTTGTAAGTCCTTTTTGCTCCACCGGCAGACGGACACCAGAAATCGAATGTTTCAGCTCCAACTACATTATCAACACTACATACCGAATAATGAAATATACCTAATAGAAATGACTGCAAAGGAATTTCTTTCATATTTATGAGTTCTTTTTTCTGCGCTGTTGTTCCATCTTCTTTGATATAGAAAGATTGGCTATCATCAATGCAATTATCCAACGATATTAATTCGACGAGTGCTTTCACGAGTAGCTCGTCTTTTTTTATATCTCCTCCAGCATCAATGAAGTCATCCACAAAGCGGCACATTTTTCTCAATGTATCCACATACTCGTTCTTCACTCTTTCGTCAAAAACTCTCAATGCCGTTTTATCACCGAACGGGAAGTAGCCTCCGCCTGCATTCTTACATTTCTTATATTCTGAAGCGTTACCCTGAATTGTTTTAATTTCAGTCGGCATTGGTGTCGCTAAATCAGAACGTATCACTCTGGCCAAACCAATCAAAGTTTCATATTCAGTTAATCCATCTTTTTTTCCTGCGTAGTGTTCATTTGCACCCAGCAGTTGCTTTCTAGCCTCTAAAAGCAAGGTGAAAAACGTACCGCCACACAGTCTTAAATTTTCATTTTTTGTCATTGATTGTCCCTCTAACCAAATTTACCTACTCAACTTACTCAACTGTGAATGGCAGGCCTACTCAACTTACTATTTTCTAGCCCTGTGAAAAGCCACAGGGATTTTTTGATGTTTGTCGGCCGTCGAATCTGATGAATATAAACCAGAGCAACCCCCAACAAACCCTACTAAATCATCATAACACTTTTCGACATTATTTTCAATGTAGCGAGTATGAACGAACAATAAACTCTACAGCGAAATATGCCTGAAATCTCTGTTTCCACCTGTGACTGGTCACAAATCTATGCCAATCACAGGAGGTAAATGTTATGGCAAACAAAGACAATCAGAGCAAACAGTATCGTATCTACATCAAGGAATCCAAAAGCTGGGTAGACGTAAACAAGGAGTTCTACACGAACTACTACCGTGACATCAACGCCTACCGTAAACGCCAGCAGGAACATGGCCGTTGTGTCTGCCCTGCAAGCAAACGCTATTTATGCGACATGGACTGTATGACCTGTCCGTATGTCAAGGCTGGCGATCAGCTTTCTCTCGATAACACCGTAAGCGACGGTGAAGGAAATGAAAAGAGCTGGCTTGATGACATGCCGGATGAATCCGCAGCTATCGCTGAATTAATGGAGGACGCAGAACTTCTTCGTGCCCTCTACGCAAAGCTGAACGAGCTGGACCCGGAAGGCCGTCTTATCTGCCAGCTTATTATGGAAGGAAAATCGGAACGTGACTGCGGCAAGGAAATGGGCCTCTCTCGTAATACATTCGTGTATCGCAGGGACAAGCTGTTCCAGAAGCTCCGCTCCGAGCTTAAGGACTACATCTAATATGAATGGTCGTCCTCTGATTTTTTAGGGGACGATTTTTCTTTTCAAAAACTTTTTTATATTTTTTCGGCCAAACGGCAATCTCACCTCCATTGAGTAGTGTAAGGCGAAACAAAGCGACCTACAGAAAGCGATGTGAACATCGTGAAACAGACTTTTCACAACCGAAGCGGCACTGACGCAGAAGTGATTGCTACTCTCACTGCAATCAGTCAGGTATCCGCAAGAATGGCGAAGAATCTCAGAATCATCGCCGCACACAGACAATCCGAGGAAGGAGGAACAGAAAATGTCAAAAATGAGCGATATGGCTATGACCATCGAAGAGCTGAGAAATGCCGCCGCTGCTATTAACGATGTAGCAAACTGGCTCGCACAGCAGTTTGGAGGAGCATCCGAAGCTACTGAAAAAGCAGAAGCCCCTGCTGCTCCTGCGAAAACTGCATTGACCCTTGAGGAAGTTCGAGCTGTTCTGGCTGATAAATCTCGTGCCGGGCATACATCTGAAATTCGAGAGCTTCTTAAAAAGTACGGTGCAAGCAAGTTGTCACTCGTAGACCCGAAACATTATGAAGCCCTGCTTAGGGAAGTGGAGGTGCTCTAATATGCCACCTAAAGGACATTCAATCCTCTCCGCATCATCTTCTGACCGCTGGCTCCACTGCCCACCGTCAGCAAGACTCTGCGAAACCTATGAGGATAAAGGTAGTGATTATGCTGCAGAAGGTACCGACGCACACGCTCTTTGTGAATACAAGCTCCTTAAAGCTCTCGGCATGGAAGCTACTGATCCAACCAAAAGTCTCGACTGGTACAACACCGAAATGGAAGATTGTGCCACCGGGTACGCCAGCTTTATTATGGAGCTTTTGGAAGATGCCAAGCAGACCTGCTCCGATCCAGTTGTTCTGATTGAACAACGAGTGGACTTTTCCCGTTGGGTGGAACAAGGCTTCGGAACCTCAGATGCTATTCTCATCAGCGATGGAACTATGCATGTGATTGACTACAAACACGGTCTTGGAATACTTGTTTGCGCTGAAGACAATCCACAGATGAAATGCTACGCTCTTGGCGCTCTGGAGCTTTTCGATGATATTTATGACATCGATACGGTCAGCATGACCATCTACCAGCCCAGACGTCAGAACGTTTCTACCTATGAAGTCAGTAAGGATGACCTGTATCAGTGGGCCGATGAAGTTCTGAAGCCTACCGCAGACCTCGCCTTTGCCAGTGATGGAAACTTCCTGTGCGGTGAATGGTGCGGATTCTGTAAGGCAAAGCATGAATGCCGGGCCAGAGCAGAAGCCAATCTTCTACTCGCACAGCACGATTTCAAACTGCCACCACTGCTTACGGATTCAGAAATTGAAGTCATTCTTTCCCGTGTCGACGAGCTGGTCTCCTGGGCCAACGACATCAAGGAGTATGCACTCCAGCAGGCAATCAGCGGTAAAGAATGGACCGGTTGGAAGCTGGTCGAAGGTCGCTCTAATCGCAGATATACCAACGAAGCCGCTGTATCAAAGGCTGTCGAATCTGCTGGTTTTGACCCTTATGAAAAGAAGCTACTTGGTATCACTGCTATGCAAAAGCTACTCGGCAAATCTCGCTTCGAGGAACTCCTTGCAGCCTATATTGAAAAGCCACAAGGCAAACCTACTCTTGTGCCGGAAAGCGATAAACGCCCGGCAATGAACACAGCAAAAAATGATTTATGGAGGAATATGACAATGAGTAAAAATGTAAAAATGACAAATCCCATGAAGGTTATCACTGGTCCTAACACACGTTGGAGCTATGCCAACGTCTGGGAACCTAAATCCATCAACGGTGGCACTCCGAAATATAGTGTCAGCCTGATTATCCCAAAATCCGACACAAAGACTGTTGCAAAGATTGAAGCTGCTATCGAGGCTGCATACCGTGAAGGTGAAGCAAAGCTCAAGGGCAATGGTAAATCCGTACCTGCTCTTTCTGTACTTAAGACGCCTCTTCGTGACGGAGATCTTGAAAGACCGGACGATCCTGCATACGCTGGCAGCTTCTTTGTGAATGCAAATGCAACCTCTGCACCTGGTATCGTAGATGCAGACCGCAATCCTATCCTCACTCGTTCTGAGGTTTACTCTGGAATCTACGGTCGTGCCAGCATCAGTTTTTACGCTTTCAACAGCTCTGGCAATAAAGGCATCGCCTGTGGCCTTAACAATTTGCAGAAGATTCATGATGGCGAGCCTCTTGGCGGTAAGGCATCTGCTGAATCTGACTTTGCAACTGATAACGACGATGATTTTCTTGACTAATGGAGGTAGCAAACTATGGAGACAATCGTGATTAGCACAATTCTTGTAAACATCTGTATCGGCTGCTTCGCTTGCGTCGGTCTCACTACTGCAATCTCTATGATTCAGAGTATCATCAACGACCATAAACGTGAAAAGCGTGAGCAGGAAAAAGACAAGCGCGACCTCGAATACCACGAAAAGCGCATGAAAGACTTTAAGTAATCTATCAACCTGCTGGCGGTGGAACTCACTGCCGCCAGCACATTTTCTGACAAAAGGAGACAACCTATGAATGAATTTGCAGAAATCTTAAATCTATTTATTGCTAATGTCATCTCCTATACCTTTTTTGCGGCGGTATATGGCTTCATCATCTACAACGTAGGAAAAATCATTTTTTACCTTGTTAGTTATGCGGTATACCACATTCGTCGTGACATCAATAAATATAAATCCAATAAAGATAAACAGTAACAAGGCAGGCGGCAGGGATTTCTCTGCTGCCTGTTTTGTAGAAAGGACAATCTCATGAAAACACTTAGTATCGATATTGAAACCTACAGCGATGTGCCACTTCAGAAAACCGGAGTATATCGCTATGTAGAGTCACCTGATTTTGAAATCTTACTCTTTGCCTACAGTGTAGATAACCAGCCCGTTCAGGTCATTGATCTTGCCTGCGGAGAACAGATTCCAAAAGAAATCCTTCTTGCTCTAGAGGATGAATGTGTCATCAAGTGGGCCTTCAACGCTACCTTTGAACGCATCTGTCTTTCTCGTTTCTTAGGTTATCCGACCGGAGAATATCTGAAACCGGAAAGCTGGCGTTGCTCTATGATATGGTCCGCCACGATGGGGCTTCCACTCTCCTTGGAAGGTGTCACGAATCAAAAAGCGCTTTGATGTGAGAGAAATAAAGTCCAGCAAGGACATCACCGACTGGAATGCTGGAAAGATACCAGTCGCAGTCATTCATCCTGCATCTGCTGGTCATGGACTCAATCTACAGGCTGGCGGTTCCACCCTTATCTGGTTTGGTCTGACATGGTCACTGGAATTATATCAGCAGACCAACGCCCGACTTTGGAGACAGGGCCAAGCCGCCGGAACCGTGGTGATAGAGCATATCATCACAAAAGGAAAATACAAATCAACCACAATCGTTTTCTTGGATACACGAAAGACGCGGACGGCAACCTCATCATCGATCCAGAACAGGCAGAAATCGTAAAGCGCATTTATCGAGAATATTTAGAAGGACTCAGCATGGATAAGACTGCCGCCGGGCTGGAACGTGACGGTATCCTTACCGGTGCAGGAGGAAAAAAGTGGCACACTAGCACCATCAACAAGATCCTGCGCAACGAGAAATACATCGGCGATGCCCTGCTCCAGAAAACCTACACAACAGACTTTCTGAACAAAACCAGAGTCAAGAACAACAGTCTCGTCCCGCAATACTATGTAGAAGGTAACCACAAAGCCATTATTCCGCAAGACATTTACTTACAGGTTCAAGAAGAACTGGTCCGCAGACGAGTAGTGAAAACCAGTGCCAACGGCAAGAAACGAAGCTACAGCTGCAACCACTGCTTCTCACAAATTGTCATCTGCGGAGAATGCGGCGAAATGTTCCGAAGGCTCCACTGGAACAATCGTGGAGTTAAATCTATCGTCTGGCGCTGCATCAGCAGGCTTGAATCCACAGGACTGGAATGCCACGCCAGAACCATCAACGAGCTGGTCCTTCAGGATGCTGTCGTC